AAATAGTTGAAATATTTGCGCATTTTTGGAATTGTAGTGTAAACGATTTATTAGTGTCATTTGATGGATTAAGTTTTCATTTACCACCCGAAATAACGAAAAAAGGTTGGTTTCGTGGAAATACAAATTATCATACAGACCAATCTTTTACAACTCCCGAATTTAAATGTATTCAAAGTTTTATTACTGGATTAGATATTAATGAATATGATTCAACATTATCTTTTATGGAAAGTAGTAATAAATATCATTCTGAATTTAGAGATACATATAATGTTACAGAAAAAGGTAATTGGTATAAATTAACAAAAGAACAAAGAGGATTTTATGCCGAAAAGGGTTGCGAAATAAAAAATATAAAATGTCCCAAGGGTAGTTTGGTATTTTGGGATAGTCGTACAATACATTGTGGAATTGAGGCAGATAAAAGAAGAATTAGTCAAAATCTTAGAGCAGTTATATATTTATGTTATATGCCTCGCAGCATTTGTTCTAAGACAAATTTAAAGAAAAAACAAAAGGCATTCAACGAATTAAGGGCAACTTGTCATTATCCATGTAATATAAAATTATTTTCCAAAAATCCTCATACATATGGTAAACCAATACCCCAAATCGTTCCAGTTGAAGAACCTGTATTAAATGATTTAGGAAAATCATTATCTGGATTTTAAAACAACCTAAGAAATTATTTTATTGTAGCAACTACTTCATTCAAAAGTATTAAACAATCATTAAAAATATCAATTAACTCATCTTTACATTCACTTGGTAATTTTTTTATATATTCCAATTGATATTTTTTCAATACTCTACAATTACGTATATCATCCTTAATTATTTTATAATAATCTACATCAATTATTTTTGATAAATCTTTTTTGTCATAATAATATTGTGGTATAATAAGATCTGAATTTGATAACCCGTGTTGTTTTGGGGGAACATACTCTCCCATATAATCATAATGTATTTCTGGTATTTTTAATTGTTTTGATAATATTTTACATACATTTGCCTTAATTACATATTCGTCGCTAATATCGTTATTGTTAGTATCATAGTTAAAATCTTCCATTTATATTATAATTTAATACTATATGCGAAATTTTAAACTATTTAAATCATTTATCATCGCATTTTTAGTGATAGAATACATTAGAACGCCTTAAATCATACATATTATTATTTTTAAAACTGAATATACAATTTATATTGTCATTAAATATAAATTGTAAATAACCTATTCTTTTTTTGTTGGATAAAAAAGATGGATAATCTTCACCTTCAAATTGTTCGAATTTGAATTTTTTATTACTATTTAAGATTTTACAAAAGTCGGGATAATCTAAGAAATATATCCTATCTTCATATTGAATATTTATACATTGTAATTCGCTGTTAAAAGAATATATTGGTTTCATCGTTTGGTTTATTCTGATAATGCTTCTCTAGTTTTTTCATATTTTTTTAATATTCTTTCGTCAAATATAGAAAGTTGTTCGGATAATTCATATTCATCTGGTAATACCATTTTGAAATTCAATCTTTTTCCATCCAACATACGTTTTTCAAATACTAAATGAGGTTTTCCGCGTGATATGGAAAGTGATACATATTTAGGCACATTGCTATCTTCTTTTATTGGTTGAATATCGTTTTCTAAATCATCCACAACTTTATTAGCTTGGTTTAATTTTTCTTGAATGGAAATTTTATTTGATTTACTTGAAAACCATACATCTTTTAATTTAGGATGTGATTCTACTTTAAAGAATTCTCGTTCTTTTGTTTTATCCTTGTCTAACCATTCGTGATAATATACAACATATTTACGCATCATATCTTGGGTGATTCCAGATGGAAGGTCAATAGCATTATGCTTTCTTTCACGTTTTGTTCCAGCTAAACTACCCTTAGAATTTTGTTGTTGTATTTCACGAGTTGCTAATCTTAAATTTTCCATTGTATTATTTAATCGGTCTCTATCAATATGATCTACGCTGATATTTTTAGTTCCTCTACCATTTCCACTACAATCCATAATGATTTGGTGAATGTAATATGTTTTATCACTTTTAAAATTATGAGATTGAATATATCCATTGGAACTTTTATACCACGTAACATTTCTACCTATATCTTTATGATAATTTTTTACAATTTTATAACTTTCGGGGCATAATTTACTAAGTCCGTCGGTTTCACAATACATCAAATAATATTCTTTTTCGTTAATCAAAACCTTCCATAATGGATTTTTCATTATATTTGCTGTTCTACCAGTATTATATACATGACCTGGTATATAATCAACTACATTATAATTTTCTGTAACAAATGAATGATAATGGTGGTAATTGTCACCTGAATTTTGAATTATAACATCTTCAATAATTAGTTTAGGCTCTAATGAGAATTCTTCCGTCGTTTCAGTAGTAGTGTGGTTTTGTAAACATCCACTATCACAAATAGTAGTATCAGATGTATCTTGAAAGTCAACTGTAGCTTCAACTATATTTGTAGTTTTTGATTGTTTTCTATTATCACACATTAATGTTAAATTTTCCATAGAGTTATTCAACAAATCATCATCAATGTGTTTTATATATTGATGTTTTTTATCTAAATTATCATCGTGTTTTTTACAACCCATAATCACTTGATGAATGTAATAAGAAGTTTTTTCTATTCTATGAAATGTATGAACCCCGCCATACGTTTTATGCCACGTATGAACCTTACCAACATTCAAATCAAACTCTTTTACCTTCTGATAACTTTCTTCGCACAATTTACATAATATATCATTTTCACAATACAACAAATAGTATATTTTATCACTAATTAATACTTTCCAAATTGGATTTTTCATTACGTATGAATCCTTTCCTATATCGGTATAATGTCCTGGAATATATTCAATAACCTGGTAATTTTCTTCAATGTAATTATTATACGGGTGAACCGCATTTATATCTTTTGTTATCGGCACTGATTTTACATTACATATACGTAAATTTGTAACAAAATTATTATATTTATCTCCATCAATATATTTTACTCGCTCTGTTACACCTGTAACAATATTTGAAATATGATATATTTTTTTTGTTTTACCATTTATCGCTTGTATATAATTAGAATATGTATTATACCATATTAAATTTACCCCCTCACCTTTTTGAAATTCTGTAAATTTTTCATAACCTAATTTACACAATTTACATAACGTATCTGTTTCACAATACATAACATAAAAATCAACACCATCTTTATCTAAAACTTTCCATATTGGATTTTTCATTTGGTCTTTTGTTTGTTTTCCTCTCGTAACAATTTTACCAGGTATAAATTCCAATATAGTATATTTTTCTTCAACCACAGAATGGTAATAATGCTGTCTAGTAATAGTAATAGTATCCATATTCGCGAACATCTTACAACCCACTATGATTAATAATATAAATCATTTTTAAATTATATTATTATAATATATTAATATTTGTATATTTGTATATAAAATTCGTATATAAATACACCCATCCGACCGTTTGGTTAATTGCTGTAGGCTAACCCCCCCATCCCCGACATAATTCTCAACACATTGTAGTTGGTAGCATAAACGCGAACCTTGGCAGTCTTGGTGCCTTCAACAGTAGCGTTGGAAAGAACCAATTGAAGAGTTGCGTTATCAATACGAGAGAAGTTACAGGTTCCAGAAGGTTGGTGTTCCTCAGGGCGAAGGGCAAAAGAATAAACGTTAATACCTTCATCAGGGGTTCTGGTGTGAGCCTGGTAAGGTTGGACGTAGTTGAAATAACTTCCTTCACGCTCAGAGAAGCGGTCCTGGCCGTTGAGCTGTAATTTCGCAACAACAACGGGGTTCTGTCCCCAACAATGCATGTCTAAAGAGGTCTCAGTCAAAACGAAAGTTCCAGCATCAGAAACGGTGGAGTTCTGGTTGTGGTCCTGGATTTGGGATAAAACAGGGGTTCCATCGGGAAGGTTGGATTGAATAGCAGGTCCTCCAAAGTTGGGCTCGTTGTATGGGTTACCAGAACCACTCCAGTAATAGCCAGAGAAAGCAGCCATATCGGCATCTAAAGCACCAGCGTCCTGGAAAAGTCCATAAGGATCAATGAAACCATTCTGTCCGACAGTGGATTCAGGTCCTCCGAAAGAGTGGATGGCATTGGGAAGAGCATCAATAGCATCAGTATAGTTGAAAGGCTGTGCTCCAAGAACACGGTAAAGGATTGCGTCGCAAACAAGAGAAGAACAGTAATCCACGTTCTGATCGGGTTGGACGACCCAGATAAGTTCCTTACAGGGGTGGTTGAAGTTAAGCTTAATCTTGTTGGAAGACGAACCGACTGATTCATCTCCAGTGAATTGAAGCTGTTGGATGAGGTATTCGTGGGGGTTCTGTGCGAAACGTCTTCGTTCATCGGTATCCAAAAAGACATAATCAACATAGATGGAGGCAGCAACCAAAGACTGGTTGTATGCGATGGAAGCAGGGACTGGCTTACCAGGGGTAACAGAACCAGATGCG